ATTTAAGTAAGCACCCAATCCACTAAAATAAAAACCCTCACGAGTTACAGACAAAGGATAAACTATTTTACTAACCCCCGCGTCTGAATCGTATAATGAAGCACCCGCCGTATTTGTTAATGAATTGCCCCACGAATTATATAATGTATTATTTGTTGCGTTTGTATAACTATAAAAATGGTTAAAGTCCGAACTATAACTACCATTATCATTTTTAAAAACGTCCTTTAATCTTTGTTCACCAATCGTACTAAATAAGGACGCAGTATTTGACATTAACACGACTTCATAAACCTGTGCCTTTTGATATACAGATTTTAATTGTAAAGCCCCTTCAAATTGTGGAACTGTACCGACATATAAAACCGCGTCAAATGTAGTTCGTGTATTAAATACTAAAGTATCTAAATTTACATTATACCAGTCTTGAAAGAATTGATTATTATTGTCTGTAAATGGTAGTTTAAATGTTTGTGAATAACTACCCTTTCTAGTTTCAGGTTCTTTGACTTCTGAAAACTGAAAGTTTAAAGAGATATTTGGCGCCTCCTGTAAATCAAGATTATAAGCCGTTGTTGAGGTGGCTCCTGATGTAGCTTTTCTATATGCAACTAAACGTACATTCATTACGAGTTTGTATTAACTGGATTAGCGTATTCTATATTAATAGTGTATTGTATCATCTTATCGTTTGCACTTGTTTTTTTAATAAAAGAACTATCTGTAACCAAAACCCCTTCTGTAAAATCTGTGTCTGAATTTTCCACTATATAAACATCCGTACTCATTATTAGTTTTTCAATTAAAACACTATCAGCTTCTGTTATCCAATCTGTATTAATTGTTTCCTTTAATACTGCTGTTGTTTGTCTTGTAGTTTTTCCTCTTTGTGTATTATTGTAACGCCATTTACTTTTATTGAAAGTTCCTAACATTGAACTATAATTATTTCTTTGTACTTCTGTTGTTTGTGTAGATTTATTTTTAAAATTGAAATAATCATAACCGCCTACAGAATTACGCCACGCTAATCTTCTAACTTTAAAACCCTTACAACTTCCATCTTGTTTTATAAAATAATAAGTAGTTGTTTTATATGCAATAGTTCCAGTGTTGTTTCCAGTCCCTCTTATTGTATAATAAGCCCATCCTGAATTATTAGAAGGCCTAGCAGCAGTAGTATCACTTTGTAATTGTAAATTACTGGAGCCACAACCAAAATAAAGTAATCTTTCAGCGTCAGTTAAAGAACCATCTGTAGGCGCTTCACCACCATTAGCAGAGATATTAGCTATATATTGTGCTGAATTAATTATTGAATTACTTGAATCATAATATGCTATTTCAATATAATCAATATCACTATCAAAATTAGTATAATCATTTAAAAACGCGACAGTATGATAATCACCTTCATTAGTTACATCATTCCAGTATACATAATTGACCCTACCTTTTATATTATAATCTCCAACACCTACTACTACATCACTTAAAAATCTATCGGTTGCACTATTACCATTAAACACATTAAAATCCGTTCCTTGTATATAGTCACTATCTGTACTTCTTGCTGTCATTAAAGGGAGTGAAGCCTGTAAATAATATAATGTATCGGCTACACTTGGAGTAGTGTCTTCTGTTGGAACTGTAGTTGCTGATGAACTGTATTCTTGATAAGCCTTTACATATATTGTTTGTATCTGTGTTCCATCTGTTGTATTATCACCATTTACACTAAATGATTTTACTACATTATTAGCACCTACTTTATGAATTGTTCTAAATGGTACGCCGGTATCGTTTTGGTCAAATACTGTATCTACTAATTGAGAATTAACAATTTCTCTTAAATCAAAAAACGCTCTCGCCCTGTTACCACTTACATCAGAACTATAACCGTTTCTTCTTTGTTTTAACTTAGCTAATAAAGTTCCAGAGGCATCATCTAATCTAACTTCTAAAATTAGTTTAAAATAAAACAAACCACTTATATCATCTTGATAAACCATATAACCAATCATAGGTGTCCAATTTGTAATAACAGGAACTTTTGAAGTTGTATTAACTGGTTCTTGTGCAAATGTTATATTTCCTAATGCCATATTTTATCCTTTTAATAATAACTCTAAATCGTCTGCAAACGCTTGAGTTATGTTTTCTGTTTGTTTGTTTAATTGTTCTGTAAATGGTTTACTAAAGAATTGTGTTCTTTCTAAACCCCTTTGAAATATAGACCTTTGAATTAAGTAGGTTAAACTTTCTAATTTGATAAATCTACCTTTCTCATCTCTTCCTTTTATACCTTTTCTTTTAATCCAATTTTTTATTGAGTTTTTAAACTCGTTCCAAGTTCCACCGAATTTACCACTACCAAATCTAAAGGGTGTTTTTCCCCCTCGCATTCTACCTGAACCTTTAAATCCACCGGCACCTTTTACACCTTCATCTACAAACATCCAATAATCTTCAGCACGGCCAAACTCAAATTCTAAAGTAACCGCATCTTTTGTTGATGTAACTAAATAATCAAAATCGTTTGACAACGTACCGCTGGCGTTTTTCTTTTTACGTTTAAGAATACCACGACCTTCTTTAACTACATTTCTACCAAATGTTTGTAACGCTTGTATTGTGTTATTAAACTCCATTACGTGTTAGCTTCTATTGGTGCAATACAAAGATTATTTTTATTGTTTACATCTACACTTATTGTGGCACTCCATCCAGTCAAAAGATTATTGAAACGTGCCGTAAATGGTTCGGCTGTTATTGGTAATTCTAAAACTACTTCACCATCTACCCAGGATTGTGTCGTCAAACTGTGTTTAAATTCCGCTACAACATCTTGTAATATATTTAGTGTTTCACTATATCCGTCTACCCTTCCTAATCTTTGTTTGTTTGGTTCATCACCAACTTCATCATTTATCATATCCATTACAAAGATTGTGAAGTTATAAGTTAATACACCTTGATTAATTACTACATTACCAGGCTCCGTATAGAGTATAGTGTAATCTGTAGCACCTAATTTATTAATGTCTACTTCATCCATCATACCACTGTGAAAACTGTTTATTTCATAGTGTTTGTCCGCTATTGTTTCTAAATATCCAACTACATTTCTAAAACTTATCATAGTTACTTTTTTGTGTATTATTATAATCTTGTGTATAAGCCAAATAAGTTAGAACTTCTAATATCGGTAATTCTGTAATCTTACCAATATCTAATATACTATTGCTCATTGAGTAAAGTACATTATACCAACCCCACTTACTTTGTAGGCTTACACCCTTTGTTGTTTCACTTCCTGTTTTCCCAAATAACGCAGCGAAGTCATCGCCAATCTTTCGCCTAAAGTCAAAAAAAAACCTAACGAACTTAGTGCTATATTCATTGGACAATCCTTAAACAACTCTTCTTTAAATTCGTCAGGGTTGTATGGTTCAATTGCATATCTATCGTTAACCTTATTTGTAACCTTTCTATATAATATACTCATTATAATATGTAGGTTTTTAATTGGGTTTTTACAATAGCTTTCCAAATCTATATACTCCCCTGTTGTCAATTTGTTTAAATTCGGAACAAATCCAAATTCAGTTTCTGAAAATGTAAATAACTTTACAAAATCATCTTCTTTCGGTTCGGTGTCAATCATACCTTTAATTATGTTCATTATGTCTAACAAATCCGTGTACGCCATTTTCTTAACGACTAATGGACTTGTTCCACATAATAGGGCCAAACTCCTTATGACCTTGTTTTTCTCGCTAGACTTACTCTCTTGTATTTTAACGTATTCTTGATATATTCCTATTGTTATATCAGACCATTCGTTAGGTATTCTTAATTTAACCTCTTTCATTACTTATAAATATAAATTGTTATTATTTGTTTTTTAGGCAAGATAATACTTTCCAAAATTAGGTTTGCTTAATGTCATTATACAAGCATATCTACAAGCATCAATTCCGTGATTATCTTTGTCTACTGGTTTTGTGGTTACAATATTATCTCTAGTAACTTCATATTTATAACTCCTAAATTCTTTTATTAAATTTGTACTATTCCTGTGTATGTGTATTTTATATCTTCTTAATATATCAATACCAATATTAATACTATCTCTACCCTTTGTTGCTTTCTTAATGTTCCAACCGAATCTATGTATTTCAGCTATTGACTTTGGTTCACTACTATCTGCATATATTGAAACTCTAGGGTCTACACCTAATTCTTTAAATTTATTAGCTATCATATCATTAGTTAATTGTCTTTCATAAAACAATTCTTTTAAATATAATTTATCATCTTTTTTAAATACTTGGATTAATGTAGAAGGGTCTATTGCATAACCAAAATCTAAACCATAACCTAAATGTTCTCCTTCAATATGTTCTACTATTTGTATATTAGGAAAAACAATACTTTGACCAACTCCCCTTTGTCCTAATCCATAAATATTCCAATAATTAACATCTGTGCCTTTTAGTCTTTCAATTTCTGTTATTAATGTTTGTTCTAAAAATGTATTATCTTTATATGTAGATTGGATAAATGTACAATCATCTCTGTTTAATACTTTATCATATATCCAATGAAACTCATCAGAAGGATTAAAGTCCATATACACTCGTTCAGTGGTTCTTATTAATAGTTGAAAATAATCTTCGTATGATAATTCATTAGCTTCGTTAATAAATAAGGTGTGTCTTTTTGCACCTCTCTTTTTTTGTGGTTGGTCTAATGATATAAATTCTATCTTATTAGTTCCAAATGTAAATATCTGCTCAGACTTATTGTGCATAGTTTCATTATACAAATTATGTTCAGATAATAAATTAATGAAATCTCTCAAAACAGATATTCTTAAACTTGGAAAAGATTTTCTAACAATAGTAATTAGTTTATTACCACCATTTAAAGCTTGAGTAAGTAATAGTTGAAGTAACGCGTAGGTTTTACCGCTTCTTGTCCCACCTTGATTAACTACAATTTTTGTGGTGGCCTGGTAGTTCCTTTCAAATACATTAGTCCCCTTTAGTTTTAATGATTTCAATTTCTATTTTATTTATTTTATTATCTCCACTTGATAAGTCTAGTTGTTGCTTTTCAATATATCCTCTATTCTTTCCCTGTGTCTTTAAATAGAATAATAATTCCGGAGTGTGTCCATCTTTAACTTTTTGAATTAAACTTGCTTCAGCAATATCTAAATAATGTTCTCTAATATCAATCACAACTTCTTTTAGTGTCGGATACTTTTCCATATAATTATAAATTGTTTTTCTAGTACAACCTAAACTCTTACAAGCTATTGTAATGAATCCACCTGCTTTATTAATTGCGTCCTTAATTTGTTCTTCAGTAAATTTATTTTTATTAGCCATTTTTTATTCTCTTTTTTATAGTGTGTATTATTGTGTAATTATTTTAATGATTTTAATGGTATGTTAATTGCTTCTATAATAGCAAACTCCATTACTTTACTTTCATTATCATATCCAATTATCCCATTTAATCTATCTTTTAATTCTAACCATCTTTTGTATGTTTCTCCAGTTACTTTTACATTAATAGTTTTATTAAATTCTGTGTCATCAAATGTATCACTTGAATTTTCATCATTGTACTGTTCCCAATCAAAGTCTGTTAATTTAGAAAAGTTATTAATTTCTGTTTCGCTATATGGTAATGTATTTATTAAATCTTTTAAGTCAAATTCTTCTGTTAATTCTTTAACTCTTTCCGCTAGTGCTATGCTATCAGTATCGAATTTAGTTTCATTAGTCTCTATTGCTATTCTTATTGCCTGTGCCTGGCTTATTTTACCCAAGTTATACGAATAGGCCTTTTCAATATTTAAAGCCTTTAAAACACTTAATCTGTGATTACCGTTTACCACTTCATAAAAGCCAGTTTCTAATTCTCTAACAATTATATTCTCAATTTGTCCGTTTCTTTTTATATTCTCTTTTAGTTTCTCCTGCTTGTTTGGGTCTTCTGTTTTGTAATTCCAATCCGCTTTAACTAATTTATCTGTTGGAATTTCTATGAATCCCATTTTATTCCCTTTTTTTCCCATAATTTTGTTATATAATTATTTAGTTTTAAATACTCTTTTGCATTATGTATATTTAATTCGTGATACTCCATCACCCTCGCAAACGAAGGCTCCCCCTTTCTCCAGTCTCCGTCTTTATTCTTTTTTAAAAAATCTACTTTTTTTCTCATCTTTCCACCATACAACCAACTCGTACTGTCCACAGAATAAAAAGGATATGTTTCTAAAGTTTCTCTACCAAACATTCCCCACCCGTGTGTTTTAATATCTGACCGTACTATGTTAAAGCATTTAGATAAGTGTTTAAATAATTTATTTTTTTGTTTTGCATATGGTACTAGTCCACCTAGTCCTACAAAATCATATTCCTCTTTATATTTTTTTAACCATTTGAAATCACTTCCGTAATGAAAAGTGGGTATAGGTTTTAGTCCTTGTTTTTCCATTTCCTTTTGATTATCATAAGTAGCTTTAGGATTTCCTATGATATCTAAATTAGCATACCATTCAACTTTATTTTTATTCTTGTGTAAGAATTTTATATAATCATCTAGAGTGTGTTTTGATTTCCCTGATGCTATTGAAAAAGCTCCACTATCTAAAATTATAGGTTGTTTTAAATTATCTATTCCCTTTTTTTTTGCTTCAACATAAGAAGTTAATACTCCATAATCCCCTGTTATCTCTAATACTTCTTTTGATGTATGATATCCTGCAAAGTATATTTTCATATCAAACCTTTTTCTTTAGCTTGGTAATATCCCTTTGCCCTTAATTCACTTGCGGGATTATCTAATTCACCCCTACCCCATTCATTCATTGTTTGAGAACCATTATAATCTGTCATTGTATCATTAATAATAACATCCAAACAATCTAATTCTTTTGCTAAACCCCAAGTTTGTGCCTTGTCTAAATACATCAGGGGGGTGTGTATCCTGATATCAGTATCTAATGCTAATGTTAATGATACCGCTAAACTATTAATAAATGTTTGTCTACAGTCAGGGTAGCCACTATAATCAGTTTCACAAGTTCCTGTAACAATATCTGTGATACCTTTATTAAAAGCAAATGTAGTAGCAACGGTTAAGAATAAAGCATTCCTTGCAGGAACAAAACTAGCTGGTAAATGTTCTAAATCTTTATGACTTGCATTAATATCTAACTCGTGATTAGTTAATGCAGAGTTACCAAGTAAATGGTATAAAGGTAGTACTTCATATTTAACATTTACTTTATTACAAATTTCTTTCGCGCACTCTAATTCGTATTGATGTTTCTGTCCATAATCAAAGCCAACCGCTAATACTTCTTTAAAGTTTTTTAATGCCCAATACAAACAAGTGGTTGAATCTTGCCCGCCTGATAATAATACTAATGCTTTCATAATTCTATTAATTTAAAAAATTCATCTTTAACTTCTTTATTTTCAAACACCCCTCGTAATGATGATGTTGTTGTATATGTATTATGTTTCTTAACCCCCCTCATTTCCATACATAAATGTTTTGCTTTAATAACACAACCAACACCCAAAGGTTCTAATTCTTTCATAAGAAAATCTACTACTTGATTTGTGATTCTTTCTTGGTTTTGTAATCGCCTACTAAATGTTTCAAGTGTTCTCGCTAATTTACTTAATCCTATAATCTTTTTATTAGGTATGTATGCAATATGTCCTACACCAAAGAACGGTGCAATATGATGTTCGCATAATGAATAGAAAGGTATATTAGTTTGTACTATCATTTGGTCATACCCCTCCGCACTAAAGGTTGTTGGTTTCCATTCAGGAGGACCTAAAAACTCTTTGAAGAATTTAATATATCTTTTTGGAGTATCTTTTAACCCCTCTCTGTTAGCATCTTGTCCAAAGTATTCTAAAAGCCTTATCACATTTTCCTCTACCTCTTTTTCTCCTGATTCTTCCCACGGAAACTCGAGCCACTTGCCCTTGTATTCTTTTTCTCTTTTATCAAATAAGAAATAAAAATCCTTGTTAGGATATTTAGCTTTCCATTTATTATATGTTGTTCCACTATCATATAAATCGTCTACAATTATATCCGCGTCTTTTGGATTCTCTACTACTTCAATTTTTTCATTACAAAATCCTAACATTCCGACCACCACTTGTCCACCTCTTGGTATTCCATAAGCTCTGTGTTTTTTGTTTTCTAATTGGTTAAGAATTTTATCTATTTGTAGATATATTTCTACCCAACTTAAACTCCTGTTGTTTCGTTCCATATTATTATTTGTAATCTTGTTGAAAAATTATAACTATTTTCTAAACATATTTCAGTAACTAATTTTGTATTTTTATTTAGTTCTTCCTGGTCTTGTGCTGAAGGCATTAAGTAAATTTTCTTTCGTGGTATATTTGCCTTTTCTATTATTTCATAAACTTCTTTTAAATCTTCTAATCTACTAATAACAAATTTAAAAATGCTTTTCGGTGTAAGTGAGTAGAATTGTAATGTATTTATTTTGATTCTTTTCTTTTCTGGTTCTCCACTATTTGATAACTTAGGACTGCAATTAATTATATTTATATAATTAAATAATTTTCCTTTTGGTTTTATTGTTCCATTTGTTTCAATTTCTATAAATGGTTTGAATCCTAATTCTAAAGTTAATAATTCAATAAAAGGTTCTAGTGCTTTAGATTGTAATAATGGTTCACCACCTGTTATTATTAAATGTGCCCCACGAATAAGTTGTAAAGAATACTTATCAATTAATATATTAACTAATTCTCCTATTTCATATTGTGTTCCGGTTCTCCATACCTCTATGCTATCACATCTCCAGGTTGCTCCGTGATGTAGTTGTTTATCCTTTTCTGTACCTCTACCTCCGCACATTAAATTACAAGCTGTTAAACGTAAGAATACAGCTGGTATTCCCATTGTTTTTCCTTCTCCTTGAATTGAATAGAAGTGTTCGCTAATTGCTATTTTCATAAATTACTGTGCTTGTTGTTGTTTCTTTTAATAATATTTTAACTATCGGTAATTTTTTTACTACTTTTTTAAATATGTGTCTAGATAAATTTTCTGCACTTGTTAAATTATCCATAAGGTATAGTTTTAAACCAACTCCTTCTTGTTCGCAAAACATATCTAAATATTTTAATAAGGGGTCTTGTTTATGGATAAGTAAACTATGGTCTAATTGTTTAATGATAGGTTCTACAATTAAATCAATATCACTGAATAGTATTGTAATCCCAGTATCTTTGTTATAATCTAAATCAAAGTCCATAGTTATATAATATGTGTGTCCGTGTAAATTGAAACACTTATCTTTAAGGGTTTCGTTTCTATGTCCTGCATAGAAATGATATTTTTTACTTATAATCATTTTTTAATTTTTTATTTAAGTCAATTATTGCATATACTTGATGGCATACGTTTTCCAGATGTTTTATTCTAACATACATATTGAAAGAATTATCACTTTCCGCCTCCAAGTGACAACTTCTACAAACGGCAACAAGGTTTTCTATATAATCATTTGTTACTTTGTTTCTTGTTCTTCTTTCAAGGTGGTGAATATCTACGGCCGGTGAGTTACACATCTCGCAAGCGATATTATCACCTTCAGCATAACCGAAGAAATTCATATATACTTTAGTGTGTTTCTGCATTTTTACAACTATTTATATAAACCTTTTTAAGTTTAGCTAATGTTTCCCTAACACAAGGTGTACAACTTGACGGCTTCTTATTTGCATTAAATACTTTATTATATAACTTTACTAATACAGCTTGGTCTTTTCCTTTTATCGTTCCCTTTGTTCTGTCAATAACTTCTTCATATATCTTTTGTTCATCTTCAGTAAATTGTCTTACATACGGAAATAACTTGTTCAATTTCTGTTTTCGTTCTTCACAACCACAATCATCTCCAAGAACTTTTTTAGCCACCTTATCTATTCCTGTTGCCTTTAATGCCTTCTCTATACTATCACCTAAACCTTTACTTTTTGTCATCGTTTAAACCCTTTATAATTTTCTTTTTTAACTCTACATTGTCCACAATATCAAACACCTTTGCTAATATAGTATTGACCGCTTGTGTTATTATATTCATATAGTGTTGTTGTTCAGCTATAAAGAACTGTTTACCCTTTTCATCTACAAAGGAAAATACTCTGTCATTATTAAAATCTGTACTTTTACATTTTTTTAATGCTCTTATAATCCTGGTCTTTTTCATCGTAATGCTAAAATAAAAATTAATACTATAATAATACCGATAACAAACATACATTTGTTTACAAATTGTTCTGTTTTATTTTTCATTGATTAAATAATTTTTTACGTTTCTAATTGCTTTATATAATGTGTTCTTGTTTATCTTAGTTGCTGTTTGCATCTCGGATAAACTAAACCCTTCCCTATAATATATTCTAAATACTTCAGCATCGAACCAGTACAAATCTTTTAATTTTTCTTCAATCCAGTCTAATCTTTGTTCAACTTCTTGTTTTTCTTTTATCTCATTTTCGTAATTGTCTGGTGAAATAGATTCTATAACCCCTGTAACGTGGTATTCATAATACTTTCTATACTTATAATGAAACCTACTTGTCTTTGACTGGTGTTGATTTAACATAACTCTAACAAAATAAAAAGTCATTTGTTTCTTTTGTATTATTTCGTCAATTCTTTTTTGGTCACATTTATATATTTCTTCAATTACAAAATGTAATAAGTTTTCACAATTATTAACACCCGCTATTTTTAAACTTATTTCTTTAAGTTTTTGATAGTTGGTTTCAAAATAATCATTTAACATACTTTTATAACTGAGGGTATAAGTTCTTGTTTCATCAAATTATATTCTACATCTGTAATTTTACTAATTTCAATTTCACCGATATTACCAAACCGTTTATGTAGTTTACTATAAATATAATTTAATATACTTTTGTTTTTCTTTAAATCTCTTAAAATAAAA